GGCAGCGGTGCCAACGCGCGCGGCATCCGCAACGTCTCGGGCATCGGCAGCGTTGTCGGCGGCACCAACGGCGCGGAGCTGGCCTGGACCCACGTTGTCGGGCTGGAGAGCGCTGCGGCCAACGCCAACGCCGTCAACACCAGCCGCAGCGGTTACCTCACCAACACCAAGGTGCGTGGCAAGGCAAAGGTGGTGCAGAAGGCAGCCAACCTGCCCTTCATCTGGGACGACGGCGAGTTCCCGATGAACGGCCACCGCGCCATGGTCACCAACAACGTGCCCAGCAACCTCACCAAGGGCAGCAGCTCGGGCATCTGCTCAAGCATGGTCTTCTCGGCGGACTGGAGCATGTTCGTTCTGGGCCTGTTCGGCGGCTTGGACGTCACCGTCGACCCGTACAGCCTGGCCACCACCGGCCAGGTGCGCATCACGCTCAACCAGTTCTTCGACTGGCTGTGCCGCCAGCCCGGGGCTTTCTCGAGCATTGACGACCTGCTGACCACCTGACCCACAGCCACAGGAGCACACGCACATGGACAAGCAAGCCAAGCCCGTCGACATCGTCTGCGTCGACGCCTTCAAGCTGGACGGCCGCCACGTCGGGGTCGGCGAGGTCATTGAGCAGGTGGACCCCGAGCTGGCCAAGGAGCTGGCCGGCCAGGGCCGCGCGCGCCTGGCCACCGACGAGCACAAGGCCGCGTGGCGGGCCATGCAGGCCCCCAAGAAGGCCAAGGCCGAGGCGCCGGCCGCGGCCTGAGCGTGGAGCGCAGGCGGTGGCTGTCGTCGAGGATTTCGGCGTCTACCTGCGCGCTTGGGGCGTGGAGGGCACGCTCGCCGGGCAGCCGGTGCGCGTGATCTTCGACGACCCAGGCGACACCGCGGGCGGCATGAGCGTGCGCGAGCCGCAGGTCCAGCTGCCCACGGCCGACGTGCCCGCCGACTACCTCGACGCAGTGCTGCAGATCCCCCAGGGCAGCTACCGCGTGCGCGAGCACCTGCCGGACGGCACCGGCTGGTCCGTGCTGCTGCTCACCAACGCCTGACCGAGGCCGCCATGACCGCGTTCCTCGCGATTCCGCAGGCCGTCGTGACCGCCCTGGCGCAGCCTCCCGCCATCGCGCCCGGGCGCGTGCGCATCGGCCGCGAGGTGGCCACGCCCGCCACCTGGCCGGACGCGATCGACGTGGTGCTGGACAGCAGCCGCGGCCAGGCCATCACGCTGGACGGCGCCACCGTGCGCTGGACCAGCCTGGTGGGCCTGCGGCTGCGCGTGCGCGCTGCATCCGGCGTGCACGGCATCCAGGCGCCCGATGCGCTGCTGGCGGCCGTGTTCGAGCGCCTGTCCACCACGCAACCGCCCGGCGGCGCTATGCAGTGGCAGCTGCAGCCCGACATCCGATGGGACGTCGAGGAGGCCGACCAAACCGTCACGCTGGTGGACCTGGTGCTGCGCGTGACCCACCTCACCGGAGGCAATCTGCTCGCCGCCTGACCCCCACCACTACAGGAGCAAACACCATGAGCTTCATCCTCGCCCCAGGAACTGCGGTCGCCATCGCCAGCGGCTACGGCTCGGCGAAATCCATGACCGCCCTGACCAACGCCGCCAATGCCGTGGCCACGCTGGAGGCGGCGCACGGCGTGGCTGTCGGCAACATCCTCGAGCTGACCAGCGGCTGGCCCAAGGCGGACAAGCGCGTCATGCGCGCCAGCGCGGTGTCCACCAACGACGTGACCATCGAGGGCCTGGACACCTCCAGCACCACGCAATACCCGCCCGGCAGCGGCGTGGGCAGCGTGCGCAGGATCACGGCCTGGACGTCGCTGAGCCAGATCGCGCAGGACATCGCGTCCAGCGGCGGGCAGCAGCAGTTCGCCAGCATCCGGCTGCTCAGCCAGGAGGACGAGATCGCCCTGCCCACCACGCGCACGCCCGTTACGCTGACGCTGCCCGCGTACTACGACCCCGCGCTGGCGTACCTCGCCATCGTGCGCGCCGCGCGCGACAGCAAGACGCCCACGGCCGTGCGCATGGTGTTCCCCAACGGCGCCGTGCTGTACGGCAACGCCTACTGGGGGATGAACGATGTTCCCAGCGTGCGCGATGGCGTCCTGTCCACCGACATTACGCTCAACTTCGCCGCGCAACCCATCGTGTACGCCAGCTGATGGGCGCGCTGCGACTGGTGCCGGCCGCCACGTTCGACGCGCCGGTCAAGCTCACCGTCGCCGGCTCACCCGAGCCGGCGGTGGTTGTCTTCGTCTTCGCGCGCAAGAGCAAGAGCGAGCTGCGCGCGTGGGTGGAGTCCGGCGCAGAGCGCAGCGACCCGGATTTCCTCGGCGAGGTGGTCAAGGGCTGGCGCGCCGGCGTGGTTGACGAGCACGATCAACCCGTGCCGTTCTCGACCGACGCCTTCGCCGCGCTGCTGGACCGCTACCCCGCCGCCGGCGGCGAGATTTACCAGCAGTACATGGCCGCCTACCATGAGGCGCGGACAAAAAACTGAGGGCGGCGGCCCGGGCGCTGCTGGCCGGGCCGCCGGCTGCGGCGCAGGGCGATGCAGCCGCCATCGCGTGGATGGGCCTGCCGGAGCAGGCCCTGGCCAAGTCCGACGAGCACGAGCTGCCGGTATGGCCGGAGGACATGGCCGCGGTGCGTGTCTTCTCCGCCGCCATCACGCAGTGGCGCATGGGGCCCACGCTGCCAGTGGGGCTGGACTACCCGGCCGTGTTCGCGATCGCGCAGCGCCTGGGCCTGCGCTGCGCCGCGCGAGAGGTGCAGGCGCTGCAGGTGATGGAGGCCGCTGCGCTGGAGTGGTTTGCCGAGCGCGCAAAGACGCGGTGAGGTCGTGACGTGCAAGTCGTCCAAGAGGCCGTCACCCGAATCAGGCTGGACACGTCCAGCATCCAGCCTGCGGCCGCACAGGCCAGCCGGGCCATCAGCTCCATAGGCCAAAGCGCGCAGGTCAGCGCGGCGCAGACGCGCAACGCCATGCGCCAGCTGCCCGCGCAGTTCACCGACATCGTCACCCAGCTCGCCGGCGGTCAAAACGTCGGGATGATCCTGCTGCAGCAAGGCGGGCAGATCCGCGATGCGTTCGGCTCCATCGGCGGGGCGCTGCGAGGCATCGCGAGCCTGTTGTCGCCAGTGCGCCTAGCGCTGCTGGGCGTGGCCGGGGCGGCGGCATCGGTCGCGACGGCCTTTTCCTCGGCCTCGCGGGAGCAGGACGCCATCGTGCGGGGCCTGGTGCTCTCTGGCAAGGCTGCCGGCGTCACGGCCGATCAGATCAACGAGATGGCCCGCGCGCAGGACAAGCTGGCGGGCACTCGCGGCGAGGCGGCAGCCGCGCTCACGACGCTGGCATCCTCCGGCGCGGTGGCCGCGGCGCAACTGGCAAGCGCCACGGACGCCGCCATCCGGATGCAGCGCGCCGGCGGCCCGGCCGTGCAGGACACGGTGAAGAAGATCATTGAGCTCGGCCGTGACCCCGTGAGCGCAATCGCGCGCCTCAACCGGGAGGAGAATTTCCTCACCGAGTCCATCTACAAGCAGATCCGCGCGCTGGACGAACGCGGCCAGCGCTTCGAGGCCGCGGCTTTGGCGCAGGAGGCGTACACCCGCGCTACGCTGGCGCGCGCGGCCGAGCTTGAGGAGCAGCTTGGCTCCATCCAGCGGCTGTGGCGTGTCATCACCGGCACCGCCAGGGAAGCCTGGGACGCCATGCTCAACATCGGCCGGCCACTGACGCTGCAGCAGCAGCTCGACGCCGCGATCAAGCAGCTGGAGGCCGCTGGCGCCGAGCCACGCCGCGGCGGCAGTGCGCTGCAGGGCGATGCGCGCCGCGAGGCCATGCGCCAGCGCATCGAAGACCTGCGCCGCCAGATCTACGAGCAGGGCGAGATGGCCGCCGCCGAGCAGGCCAAGGCGCAGCGCGTGCAGCAGGCAATCGACGACGCCGAAAAGCGCCGCCGCGAGCGCGCGCCGGCCACTGGCGCCCGCAGGCTGGACGCCGTCGGCCTGGACGCCGCGGCCAAGGACGCGATGGCCGCCATCAACAGCCTCGACGAAACCAAGCTCAAGGCGCTGAGCGCGCAGCTGGACAAGCTGTTTGAGTACCGCGCCACGGGCCTCTTCGGGCCCGAGGTAGACGCCGCCATCCAGCGCACGCGCGATCAGTTGGTAGAGCTGGCAGACAAAATCCGCGCGGCCAGTCTCCCCGCCGCGCTGCCGGACCCCAAGAGCGAGTTCCTGCGCAGCGAGAAGGCCTCCTACGAGGAGACCGAGCGCTTCCTGCGCGAGCAGGGCGAGCGCGCCGCCGCTGAGCTTGCCAGAATCGCCCAGAGGGCACGCGACAACTTCCAGAGCGCTATCGGCGACGTGTTCATGAGCGCGTTCCAGGGCCAGTTCCGGAGCATCGAGCAGCTCTGGAAGACGACCGTGCAGCGCATGGTGGCCGAGGCCGCTGCGGCCGACCTCACGGCGTGGCTGTTCGGCAAGGGCAAGGGCGGCAACCTGGCGGGCATGTTCGATGGCTGGGGCGCCCTGCTGTCAAGGGGTTTCGCAGCCATCTTTGGTGGCGCCAGAGCCAGCGGAGGGCCGGTGCAAGCCGGTCGCGCCTACCTGGTCGGCGAGCGCGGCCCAGAGCTGCTGCTGATGGGCGGGCGCGGCGGTCACATCGTCTCCAACGCGGCGCTGGCAGGCGGCGGCGTGGTGATCCAGAACAGCACCACCAACCATATCGACTCGCGCACCGACCAAGCCACCATCGCACAGCTGCTGGCGGCGCATGGCCGGCGAACGGAAGAGAACATCTGGCGCCAGCTGCGTGCACGCGGTCTGGCCTGACGCGCGATGGCCATCATCACCTGGCCCACCAATCTGATCCCGGCGCCCGGCAGCGGCTTCGGCCAACGGCGCTACGACGTCAGCCACGGCAGCGACACCACCGGCGCAAGGCAAGACCGCGTCCTGGCCCCGCCGCGCTGGCAACTGAGCATCGTGCAGCCCGAGCTGCTTACCCCCGCGCAGGCCGGCCGCTGGCACGCGCTGGTGCTGAGCCTGCGCGGTCGCGTCAACCACCTGGCGTGCTGGGACTTCGGCCGACCGGTGCCGCTGGGCACGCTGCGCGGCACGCCCACGCTGGGCGCCGCCGCCGCGGCGGGCGCCACCAGCATCGCCATTGCCGGCGGCGGCAGCAACGCCGGCGCCACGCTGCGGGCCGGCGACATGCTGCAGCTCGGCACGGGCCTTGGCACCAGCCAGGTGGTGATGGTGATGGCCGACGCCACCGCAGACGGCAGCGGCAACATCGCCGCGCTGAGCATTGAGCCGCCGCTGCGCGTGGCGCAGGCCAACGGCAACCCGGTGACCTGGCAGCGCCCGCTGGCGTATTTCAAACTCAGCACCGGCAACACCACCTGGTCATGGGAGTCGGGGCCGGAGCGTCCATACGGCACCGGCCTGAGCCTGGACCTGCTGGAGTACTGGTCATGATCGACATGGGCACAACGCAGCACCAGGCGGCCGTGACCGGCGCGGCGTGGCTGGTGCAGCTGGACTTCTCCTCCGGCGTGCAGCGCTTCACGACCTTCCCGCACACGCTCCATGTGGACGGCTACAACTGGCTGGGGCTGGGCGCCGTGACCAGCGTCGGCAGCGTGACCGAGAGCGAGGAGGTGCAGGCCGACGCGCTGGTGATCAGTCTGTCGGTGGTGGACACGGCGCTGATTGCGCTGAGCCTGGGCAACGTCGAGGGCTACCGCGGCCGGCGCGCGGACGTGTACCTGCAGCTGCTGACGGCCACCTATCAGCCCATCGGCCCCAAGCGCCGGCGCTGGAGCGGCCTGATGGACCGCGTGGAGATCCGCCGCGCGTCCGGCGACGACGGGAGCACCGGCAGCATCGAGCTGCGGTGCGTGCGCGCCGGCATCGCACGCATGCGCAACGCGCAGGGCCTGCGCCTCACGCACGAGCAGCAGCTGCGCCGTTTCCCCGGCGACACGGGCCTGCGCTACGTGCGGACGCTGATCGAGCAGCCGGCGCTGTGGCTGTCGCGGGCGTTTCTGCAGCGCTAGCGCCATGGCCAGCACGCTGGAGGAGTACATCCTGGCCTGGCCGGGCTTTGACTGGTCTGAGGCCAACTGCGCACACTTTGCGGCCGGCTGGGCCGCGCCGCAAGCACTGCAGGGAGTGACCATGCCGGCGTGTGCGCGCGGTGTGCGCCAGACCCTGCGCGCCATGGGCGCGCGCAGCCTGCGGCAAGCCGTGAGCGCACGGCTGGGCGCCGAGATCCAGCCTGCCATGGCCCGGCGCGGCGACGTGGTGCTCAGTGGCCGCACGCTGGGCCTGTGCGTGGGCCGCCTGGCCGCGCTGCCGCTGCGCGATGGCGCTGGCGTGGCCTTCGTGCCCATGGACCGCGTGGACGCCGCATGGAGGCGGCCGTGAGGCTCCGCTGGTGGCCGCCCGTCTTGGCAGGTGCCGCGCTGCTGGCGCCCGGCCAGGCGATGGCCGACCCCATCACCATCGTCGCAACCCTGGCGCCGTACATCGGCGGCGCGGCGGCCGCAGCGGTGGCCACGGTGGCGACCTTCGTGGCCACGTACGGCGGGTACATCTACGCCGCCTATTCGGTGTACGGCGGCATCCAGGCCCGGCGCGAGGCCAAGAAGGCCGCGGCAGTCGCGCGCCGCCAGTACAACGACAGCCTGCAAGACCGCATGATCACCACCATGCGCGCAGATCCGCCGTGGCGCATCATCTACGGCCGGGCTGTGGTGGG